ATAGTATAGTTATTCGTAACAGTTTTTATAGGATTAACAACTGGAGAATTAGTTGATTCATCACTAATAAAATATAAAGTATTAGAGTCTGGAGTTATTACATCATACTCAGCCTGAGTAAGTTTTACTATAAAGTTAACATCATCTGATGCTACGCCAGAGGGTGACGCAATCGTAACCTCACCAGAAGATTCCGTAATTTGTATACCCGAACCTGCTGTAAACGCTAACGTCTCACTAGGATCAAGAGTATTGCCACCAGCAGTAACCGTTCTTCCTGCGGATGAGGAGAAGGCTGCTGCCCCAAGCTCCCTAAAACCAATCTCATTACTTCCATTAATAAATAGCGCGGTAGCTTCTGAGCTTTGATTTGATAGACCTGTGAGGGTTAAATTGGGAGCTTCGACTGTTGAATAAAAGGTCTTTTCGCCAGAGATAGACTGTTCCCCATAAACAAGGACGGCTTCATCAATCGTAGCATAGGGGTTTCTCTCAATAGGTTGTTTTACAATCCTATTGGGGCCGACAGTCCAAACTACCCCGGAGCCTATTTCACTGTTGGAAACTAAGTGGAGATAAAAATCTCCAGAATTTGTTTCAAATTTTGTTTCATCTATATCAAAAGTTTGGATACCTAATTGATTAATTGGTGCGGTATATTCAGGAAATAATGACTCGGAATTAAATCCACTGCCAGTAGTAATAAATACATCCAAATCTGTCATTTTGACATATGACATGTCATTATCGAATGTAACTGTTAAACTAATTTGACCAGTTTGACCTGTGGTATTTATACCAGATTTATCTGACAAAGAACCAGAATGGAACGTTGTCCCCGTTGCATCCTTAACGGCAACCCCACTAATTGAAGGAAGGTTCCCATAAAAATAGAACTCAGACTCACTTTCTAAACTATCTCGACCTTGTACTTTAGTTCTGATTCCAAAATGCTTTGCATAATCCCCAAAAACATTTATATTTTCTACTTCATTAAAAGTAAAAAATGTATTTTTGTAATCAACCAGATATCCAGTCTTGATATTATTTCCAGAAATATCTATAATATCTATATTAACTTTGGAGGTAAAAGCGCTAGCTAAAAAAGAACTTTCACTAGTTATATCATTCTCATCTCTATCTAAAATACCTAGCTGTATACGAACATCTTTGTACAAATGAATTCCGCTACCACTAGAAATAGCGGTTGTATCTCCAGTGTTACCAGAGAAGGAAGCGGGAAACTCATAAAGCCCCGTGTTTAAAAGGTCATTCCCGTAATCAAATGGCATCTTATCTAAAGTTTATGTTTGTAATTATTGGTCTATCAAGAGAAGCTATATTCTCATACAAGAAAAAGCTTCTGGTAGTAGTATACTCAGAATCAAAATAAACGTTTGTTGAATCTGAAGTTTGATCTCCCAAAGCTTTTACAGCCATAAAGAAGTTCCCAACACTTGTGATACCTGTAAATTTAACACCAGTAACATTTTGACTAATACTGGAGTTTTTCACTACTCCATTAGGGTAATGTAAATTTACATTGTATCCATTGTTATTGGCGACTTGTGGCCAAGCACCGCTAATGAAAAAACTTGCTGCTCCAGCATCTTCACCCGTTGTTAATACTAAAGAAGTGGGTTGATCTAAATTTGTATAAATTTTATCTCCAACTTGAGTAGCAACAGAATATGCAAAAGTATTTTCTTTTCTGTCTATAGAAATATTTTTCTCGATAAGATCATACTTACCAGTATCAAATTTTATCGCAGCCACTAAGTACTCATTAGGGTTGTCTTCCTTAATTGAATCAATCTGATAGATAATATCAGAAGCATTTTTTATGTCGTATCTATATGGACTCCCAACTTTTATAATGCTTAAGAATTCAGGTTTATCAACCCCGCTTACAAAAGAACCTCTTTCCCCTACCACATCACCAACTGAACCACCACCCGCGACATTTAAAGTAACTATTTGAGATGGAGTCCCTATTCCGATTTCTGATTCAAGAATTCCACCATAATCATGTATATCTTGGGATAAACCAGAGAAATGCCCACTGAGATCACGATATTGTGTTCTCGACCTTCTGTCAGTGGTATCATCATCATCATACTTATAAACACCTGAACTTTCATTTATTGAATATAAAGTATTCCCTCCAAAACCCGTGTCTGATATAAATTTATCATTATCTTCATTATCTTGATAAATTAAGCCACTAGCAAAAACCCAACCTGTAAACCCCGTATTAAAATAAAGTACATTATCCCCAGTTCCCGTGTAACAAGCGTACTCTTCAAATAAATCATTTTCCTCTTTATGCTCCTCAATTTCCCCCGTGCTGTAACCATCTTTATAACCAGAAAATGAATAATCTCCAGTGAATACGTTAAAATCAGCATCAATGTCGCCTGTAATAGAAAAAGATTCATACCTGTGTCTTTTTTTAGTGGCCAAAGCGTTTAAACCAGAAATACTTTCTTGGCCCGTAGGATTGTAAACAGTTAGAACCCCTGTCATTGAAGTCGGGCTAAAAGGCCCACTTAATCTGATATACTGACTATCAGTGTCCACACTCATTATCTTACCAAAGTTGGACTTATTACTTTTTAATTCATCATCTATAATGATTAAGTCTCCGGGTTGGCAAAGTAAAGCTTCCAAACCAGAAGAGAAAGCTACTCTTTGATTCTCTTTAATTGTTTTATATATTAAATGTTCACCAATTCTGAGAGCCATTGCTCTTGAGGTAACACCTGCTGCTTCTATAGTAGTTTTGAAAACACCACGATTTCTTATATCTTCAGCGTCTTCGATAACTTCTATTTTAGGAGCAAAGTTTTCAAATCTATCCTTATAAGCTACCTCAACAGTGTTAAACTGTTGATCTCTTCTAAAATTAGAATAGTTAAAAATTCCATCTTTAACATTAATGTTTGAAAATGTCGCGATAGGCTCTTTTATTCTTTGATCGATAAAAGAAATTTCAGAGTTCCTGAAAAATGTTTTACCTCTGAATAGATTTGATATTAACTGAATAGCGTCAAAAATTTTCTCTTTTGAATTAAATAATATATTACAAGAAAAACGAGGCTCTAAACCACCTCTACCATCTGAAACTCCTACAAAATTACCATTTTCATCTACAGCATCGCAAAACCTTCCTATCTTGTAAAGTTCCCACTTATTAATTTCTGTTTCTGAGACTTGCTGACCCAAACCATACCTCGTACTTGTTAGTAGGTCAAAAAGAATCCAAGCTGGATTATCTGTCCAACCTTCTTTGAATGATCCATCCCAATCTCCAATATATAATTGTTTCTCAAGAGCATCTGATTCTTCAAGCTCTTTTTCTGTTTTATAGTATCTTTTATCTTTTGAGGTTAGAGCAGTAGATGTGGGGAAATAATTACTTGGTATTTTTATTCTTTTTAATCTAGCGTCGTAAGTCCTTTGTGGTATATTACTAAATGTTCTTGTGTCAACTTTAACCCCAAATACAGCAGAAAAAGGATACGTAAAATAAGACGGTATTATTTCTGTTACTTTAGAAAGCATAACATCTTTACTAATCAAAACAGAGAACGTTTCTGTAGATAACTTTGTGACTTTCACATATCTCTTTTGGAGACTACCATCTACAGCATCCGAAGCATTAGAATAAACAGGCGGCAAATCAAATGGGACATTTATATCTTCATCATGTTTTGGATCTCGACCTTGCGCCATAACATGTCTGTAGTTAGTTGGGCTATTCCCCTGATCTGGATTGCCTATATCCAAAAGGGTTACCGTTTCTACTAAAGAAACGATTCTGTATATTTTTGAAATATAAGGCTTCTCATTACCATCTCTTTCTAACAGTCCGACTTCGACTGCAATATTTACAATTGCTGGTATTTTATCCCCCGGTTTAAAAGCATCTGGACCACTTGCACTGGTGTTGAGTTCTTTTTCTAAAGAATCGTATAAACTATTAATTCTCAAAGTAATTGATGCTTGTGCAACATTTGGGTTGTGAACTATGTGAGTGACAGAAACAGCCTCTTCATCGTTAAAATTACTAACAT